AATTTAGCACGCCATTCTTCGCCTTTACCACGACTGTTGATAAAGTCTTGTAGTTCTTGCGGGCTTGATGATTTACCTTCTTCGCGACCCCAGTTGTTTTTACCCACTAGGCGGAATGTACCATCTTCATCACGACCCCAATACACTGTGGGATTACCGTCCCATTTGATAGCAACGTCTTGTGCATCTTGTGCGAGATTTTTAAGTATCTCAACAGCACGTTTGCCACCGTTGGGTTCTGTGAATACTAGATCTTCAAGATGATTGAACTCACGGCCTACTTTCTTAGGTACAGGAGCTTCTGCTTCGTTGACACTTTCGTTTTTCTTACGACCAGCACAATGAGCTTTCTGACTAAAACCTTTAGGACTTGAACAGTTGATACTGCGCTTGTATTTGGCTGACCACTTCTCAGTTAAAAATTCAAACGCTCTCATTTTACCACTTCGATCATTTTACGGAACCAAGCACCTGTGCCTGGAGTGAAGCTTTCTACTTTACCTGCTTCGGGCAGTTTGACACCTTCACGACCTAGTGTTTCTCTAGCATCTGCTACTAGCTCTTCGTAGTTAGGCAATTTGATGATATAGTCTATGATAGCTTCCGGATCTTGTAGATCCTTGATTGTGGCAGTTTGGCCTAGCAATTTTTTAGCGATTTCGTTACCGTCTTTAGAAACTAACTCTTTGCCATCTCCACTCATCAATCCGTTGTTAGCACTCCACTTCATTCCTCTTACTCTAGCTATGCTGGCTAGGATGATGTGTCTGTGAGCACCCTTTAGCTCACTGCCTTCGCGACCACCCTGGAGTGAAAACTTCATCCAACTAGGTTCACCAAACATAAAGTCTGATTGAACATATCCGTTCTTCTCATCACCTTTGATAGGAGTTTTAAAGTGTACTGAAATACCGCTCTTCTTGATCCATTCTTTAGGATCACCACCCTTCTTGGTGATATAGTCTGCTAGTTTAGCAGCGAATTCATTTTTGTTAACAGCATTAGCATCGATGGCAAGATCCAAATCACCTGATGTTTCTTTCTTTCCTGTGGTACCCAACATGTTGTCTGTGAGTTCTAAACCGGTGACAGTTTCGAGCCATTGCACTGTGGGCAACACATCTGCTTTGTTTATTCTAACAGTGAGTATAGAACCAGCATCGTCTTTGAATACGTTGCCGCCTTCTAGTAATACATCATTCATCTTGTTTGTTTTCCAATAGCTTTTTAGCAGCTTTGCGAGTTTCTACGATCTTCTTAATACCGCGAGTAAATTTTGCTGGGTCTTGACCGCGTATGGCATTTAAGAATCTGCGCTCTAACTCATCTGCTGATTCAGCATCATAGTGTTTGTGCAGAGTCTCTAATAGATTGATAGCGGAATTGATGATGTTAACAGCTCGGCTTTCAAAGAGGTCGTCTTTGTTGCGTACTTCTGCCAGCTCATTTAATTCCTGCAGTATTGATCTTGTTCTAAGTTTCATATACCTTTCCTATCATGTATTTAATCCAATCGCAAACATACCAGAAATACTCATATTATGACATTTTGTGCTAGGTTAATGAAAAAATGCATCAAAATACTGCCATTTGCTCTGTTATATTATATATTCATTCTAAATAAATCACTAACGGAAATTTGTTAGGAACAAGGGAGGTCTTACAATGGAAGTATTAGCTTTAATTAAAAAATGGGCAGCGGCTCTAGCGGATGTAGGTGTCAGCGTGTTAGCACTGTTGATCGTACTACAGGTATTATTCAAAGGTGCAGCAATACCATTTTTACCAGTCGTGGATGTGATTGGTTCTGTAACAGGTATCGTTAAAGGACTAGGCGCAGAAGGTGTAGTTGGACTGGTAGCAGTATGGGTACTTTACTCAATCTGGAAAAACAAATAATAATAAAACGTTTCTAGATTGTACCTTCTAAGAGAGCCACTAATAGTGGCTCTTTTACTGACTCAGTATAAATACTGATACACACAGGAGGACACAAAATGTTCAAAAAGATTCTAAACAGCATCTGGAGTTTTTTCTGCGCTATCAGCGAAGCTAGATACGCAGCAGAATTAGCTCGCAACGGCAAGTGGCGCGAAGCACAAGAAATCTGCCGAAAATAATATGTTTTATGACTTCCAAGAAGTGCCCTATCAGCAATGGGGTCCTTGGCGCAATCAATGGGGCTATGTCACAGTTGTAGCTCAATTTGATCACGATGATATCATGCTGAAAAGCATCACTCCCTACAATCGTAAGATCGTTCGCAGATATACCGATTGGGAAAGTTGCCAACACATGATCGAACTACTAGAACAAGACAGGAGATTCTAATGACACACACATACTGGCGACCTATGACTGACGAGGATGTTGAATGGGTAAACAATCCCGCCAAACAGCCACAAAACAGTTGATTATTTTTCTAAAGAGATATATAATACTACACATACACACAAGGAGAACAAAATGTTTACACCAGAATACTTTATCGACAGCGTACAGAACGCTAAGAAACAAGTGGTCAACACATTCGTTGTTGACAAAACCATCAAAGCTAGTATCATTGAAGTTATTGACGCTCAGACAGCATTCATCAAGACTGCTACTCAGAACGCCCTAACATTGACTCAGCTTTTTGTAAAGAATTTCGCGGTTGCGAAATAACAGCAGTACAGACATACACACACAAAGGAGAAAAATTATGTCATTCGAAACACCAAAACTACCAGAAGTAAAATTTAACAAAAACGGTTATGAAATCCGTGCAGACATCTTGGCATTGGCTAAAGATCAGTTACAGGCAGAATACAGCTACAAATTCCAGGGTTGGGAAATGACCGCTGCTCGTGATGAGAAGACAGGTCAGATCGTAACCACTGTAGGCATGCCAGAAATGCCAGGACTTGACAAAGTTCTTGAGGCTGCTGAAAAGATGTATGCGTTTGTAAACCAAACTACTAGCAAGAAGTAATTATATTATATTCCCTGCGAAGGGATGAAGAAATACATTATGCCGCATAGCGGTTTATTAGTAAGTTATACGTTACATACAAGAAAGGGCTCTTCGGAGCCCTTTTCTTATGTTCTTAGTTTTGCAAGACCTACTAGCCTAAACAAAGTTAACCACATCCACCCTATATCAAACTCAAACCAACGCTTGCTGAGCTTGGGACTAGCAGGATCAAGATGATGATTATTGTGAAGGCATTCACCACCAATGATAATGCCAATAGGAATAAGATTTCTAGATCTATCTTTGGTTTCTCCATTGCGATATCCCCACCAATGTGCTAGACCGTTGACCACGCCCGCGGCCCAGAACGGTATCCATATCATTTGAATACCCCACACTAACAGACCCCACGGCCCAAAAAGAACAAGGTCTATGACCAACATTAAAAGAATGCCTAGGCGACTGTGTGCAGAGTAAACGTTGCGCTCTAACCAATCATCGGGTGTGCCCACTCCGAATTGATCGATCATAGATGAATCTTTTGAAGCATGATGATACAAGAATGCACCACCAAACAGCACACGCCAAATGCCGTAGACATGCGGACTGTGTGGATCACCTTGTTGATCACTCTTCTGATGATGTTTGCGATGTATGGCCACCCATTGACGAGTAACCATGCCTGTGGTTAACCATAACCAAAAGCGCATGAAATGACTGAGTATAGGGTGAAATACTATTCCCTTGTGTGCTTGCCCTCTATGTAGAAATAGAGTAACACATATGATAGTGATGTGTGTCATCACTAGCGTGTAAATTAACATTGACATTATTTTCTCCGTTCAGTGTCTGTGTGTAACTTGCTCACTTCAGGATGCCATTCCGGGGCACGACTCCCATAACATCCAGCCCAGCAGCCGGGCAACCCTATAGTAACGATAACGTCCTAAGGTAGGGTGTTCTATGCTTGTTGCTTTTCGATACGATAGTCAGCTTCTGTTGAATCTGGATATCGTGTTGTGAGTTTGTTTATAATATCAGCGAGGTTTTCACCATCGATTCTGGCTTGGCGACCGCTGGCTATTTGAGTTACTAGATAAGTTCCCGGACCATCGTTGGGATCTTGGGGTTCTTCGCCTTCTGGTTCTTCTTCACCGCCTACTTTAGAAGCATAGCTCAACGGTACTTTTTTCTTGATATCAGCTACCGCAGCAGCTACATCGTATCCGCCACGTGTGATTTCTTCGCTGGCTTTTTTGATATCTGCTTCATTGGCTGTCATTCCATCGGCGATCTTTTTCATCAAGCCTGGAAACAGTTCTGCGAATCGTTCGTCATTCCATCGCATATCGCTACGACGATCTTGATCACCGTTTTGTAATTGATTGGTTGCGAGATGCATCTGCCATTTACCGTCTTTGTTATCCGGATTAGATTTATCAAAAATCGAAACTATAGGACCGTCAGGAGCATAGCGATTAAACCATGTTAGTCCATTACTTGATCCTGTACAGAAGTTTGCTTGATATCCGTTGTTGTTATTAAACGTATAACAAGCACCGTAGTTAAATGGTACAACTACTAGGAAACGTTCATCGTCGACTATAG